CACACCACCTATGGTCAAATTTAATTAAAAATGTCTACAATGCACAGAAATAAAGGGTTTCAGGTAAAAAAAATGACCCCCTACCCCCCAAAATGCCAACTTGTTGCTATATGTATGGATTCTTGTACACAGCGAAGGGGATATTTAGATATTAACTTTTGTTAACTACTTGTACATAGGTTAACTTTGTGGTATATAGGGGTATGGCTGATAAGGCATGGAAGCAAAGAGAACGACAAGTAGCTGCTTATTTTGGTGGTCAGAGGACACCTTTGAGTGGTGGTAATGGCAAGATCACGAGGGCAGATGTAATTCATGATAATTTATTTATTGAATGTAAGTTGAGAAAAAAGCATACTGTAATAACATTATGGGATGACACAAATGTTATGGCAAAGAAAGAGGGTAAGACCCCAGTTGTAGCTTTGTGTGAAAAGGGGAGGGCAGGGTTTTGGATAATGGTTCATAGTGATGATCTTGATAAATTAGAAAAAAAACCAGTAGATTGGCAATGGCAACTTACTCCAACTCAAGGATGATAGAATGGATAGCAAGTATAACAGCAATAGGAAGTATTTGGTTATATGGTAATAATTGGAAATATGCTGGGTACTTTGGATTGGTTAGTCAATTTTTTTGGTGGTGGTTTTCATTTATATATGATTTAACATCAATGTATGTATTATGTGGATTTATGACAGCTACCCATATTAGAAATATAATAAAGATGAGAAAATGATAGAATATATTTTAATAATGGTTTTTTATATTACTCCAGCTAATTCTTCTACAGAAATATATGAACTTCAATTAAATACAGATGCAGAAACTTGTTATAGATTAGATATGGGTGTTCAACTTAATTATGAACAACAAGAACATTTTAGAATTACAAGTCAATGTATAGAAAGGTATAAAGTCATTGCAAATAAATAAATGGATAATAGGACTAATTGTATTAGAAATAATCTTGCATTTATGTGAAATAGCATTTGATATGATGCAGCATATACATTTCTATGGTTTTGATTTTTAATGAAGTGTTGGCATTGTACAACTGAATTAATGTGGAATAATGATTTTGCTATAGACCATGAAAACGAAGATTATTCTATGGAAACTAATTTAAGTTGCCCTAAATGTGGTTCTTTTGTAATAGTTTATTTACCAAAAGATAAAGATGAATGATTTAGCTAGAGCATTAGAAATAGCCAAAGAATTGGAATTTCGTAAAAAAACTAATCAGATGGCACAGTATGAGCCATATGAGTATCAAAAAAAATTTCATAATAGTAAAGCTACCCAACGATTATTAATGGCAGGTAACAGGGTAGGTAAATCATTTAGTGGTGCTATGGAAATGGCATATCATTGTACAGGGTTATATCCTAAATGGTGGGAAGGGAGAAAATTTGATAGACCTGTAAGATGTTGGGTTGGTGGTGTATCTAATGAAACAACCAGAGATGTATGTCAAAAAGAATTAGTAGGGCAGCCAGATGACCCTAGTGCTAAAGGTACAGGTAGTATTCCTCTTAAATTAATTGGTGAAACAGTAAGAAAACCCGGAGTTCCTAATGCAATGAATAGTGTAGTTATACGACATAAGAGTGGAGGATATTCTCGTATAGGGTTTAAAGCATATGAGATGGGTAAAGAAAAATGGATGGGTGAGTCATTAGATGTTATTTGGTTAGATGAAGAACCACCACAAGGTATATATTCACAAGCATTAACTCGTACTGCTGATAAAGGGGGTATTGTTTATATGACATTTACACCAGAGCAAGGCATGACCGAAACAGTTGCACAGTTTGTAAACAATTTAAAAAAAGGTCAAGACCTTATACAAGCGACTTGGGATGATGCACCTCACATGACTAAAGAAGTGCGAGAACAAATTTTAGCAGCATTACCACCTCATGAACGAAAGATGAGAGAAAAAGGAATACCACAATTAGGTTCTGGATTGGTATTCCCAATAAATGAAGAAGATATATTATGTGAGCCATTTGATATACCAGATTACTATCCAAAACTGTGTGGTATAGATTTTGGTTGGGATCACCCAACAGCTTGTGCATGGATAGCATGGGATAGAGATAGTGATATTGTGTATATGTATGATGGATATAGTATGCGACAAGAAACTGTACCTGTTCATGCATCAGCAATAAAAGCAAGAGGTAAGTGGATTCCTGTTATATATCCTATGGATGGTAGACAGGCAGATAAAGGTAGTGGTAAAAGTCTTGCTATGCAATATAGAGATGAGGGTGTTAATTTATTAAGAGAGCATTTTACGAATCCACCACAAAATGGAATGAAAGAAGGTAGTGGTGGTATAAGTGTAGAAGCAGGAGTAATGGAAATGTTAACAAGATTTCAAACAAAGAGGTTGAAAATATTTTCTAATCAAAGTAAGATATTAGAAGAAATTAGGTTGTATCACAGGAAGAATGGTAAGATTATTCCTATGAATGATGATATAATATCTGCACTACGATATGCAGTAATGTCATTGCGAAAGGCAAGAACAAGGAATACCGAACCTATGCAGATACAATCTGATTCTAGTTTTAACTTATTTACAAGGAGTATATAATGCCACATGGAAAAGGAACTTATGGATCAAAAGTTGGTAGACCATCAAAAAAAAAGAAAATGACGAAAGGTAAGAAAAAATAATGGTAAAAAAATTATCCCCTAAACAAAAAAAATTAGCAAGTAAAGCATCACCAAGAGGTAAAATTACAGGTGCAGATTTTAAAAAAGTTAAAAGAACTAAAAAAGGATTATTAAGAAGATCATGAAAGGTATGCACAAAACTAAATCTGGTAAAATGGCTAAAAAAGGTCTTTACTATAATATTAACAAAAAAAAGAAAGCTGGAACTTCTAGGACTAAAAAAAAGTCAACTATTAGTTCTAAAGCATATGCAAATATGAAAAAAGGTTTTCCAAAAAAGAAAGGGTAAGTTATGGGTGGATTTTTCTCAGCACCAAGACGTCCAGCACCTCCCCCACCACCTCCTCCTCCTCCAGCTCCAGAGCCAAAAGAGCCACAATCGGCAAAGGATGCAAGAGAAAGAAGGTTGAGAGGTAAGGTAAGAGGTATGGGATATGGTTCAGGAAGCACTCTTGGGGGTGCAGAAGATGCTGCAACTGCAAGAACTATTCTTGGTCAATGATTGTTGCCAAAACTGATAAATCATTAGCACAAGAAGTTTTAAAGTTTGTAGCACCAAGAGCAAATATTCAAGGAGTACACTCTGACTTTGCTCATATAGGGTACTATGATAATGATAAAATAGTAGGTGGTACTATATTTTCTCATTATGATGGTTTTAATATATGGATGCATTTAGCACTTGATAATCCTAGAGCAATGAGGAGGAGTTATGCAAAACAAGTATTTGAGTATTGCTTTTATACTTGTAAATGTGTTAGAGTAACTGCAATGACTAAACCGAGCAATACAAGATGTAGAAAATTAATTGAATCGGCAGGATTTAAACAAGAAGGTATTGTTAGGAAAGTTATTAAAGATGGTATGAAATTTCACAATGCTGTGTTATATGGATTATTAAGAAATGAATGTAAATATTTATAGGAGAGTCTAATGGGTGGAGGAATGAAATCAGCACCAAGTATGCCAATGCCACAGCCAATGCCAGAAATTGATGATAAGGTTGCAGAGTCAGAAGCAAAGTTAGAAGCTGAAAGACAAAGAATGATAGCACTCGGTAAACAAGGTTCTTATGGCACATTATTAACATCTGGAGAGGGTGTAAAAGAAGAAGCGCCTGTAGCACAAACATTATTAGGTGGTGTAAAAAAACCAACTAGAATAACCTAATGGCAAATTTTGAATACATAAAAAAAAGACTTGCACAATTAGAAAGTCATAGAGGAACATGGGAAGAACATTGGCAAGACATTCTTGATTATGTAATGCCACGAAAAGCAGAAGTAGTATCTAAAAGAGAAAAAGGTGAAAAAAGAACAGAAGTATTATTTGATTCTACTGCTATAACTGCAAACAATTTATTAGCTGCAAGTTTACATGGCACATTAACATCACCATCATTACAATGGTTTCATTTAAAATTAAGAAGTGCTGAACTAAATCAAAACAGAGATGTGCAATTATGGTTAGAAAATTCTGCAAAAAGAATGTATGACCTATTCAACGAATCTAATTTTAACACAGAAGTACATGAGTTATATCTTGATTTATGTTCTATAGGTACAGGTGCATTATTTGTAGAAGAAAGTAAAAAAGGATTTAATGAGGGTGGTATTCATTTTAATACATTACACATTAAAGAATTTTATATTAAAGAAAACAATGATGGTAGAATAGATACAGTATATCGTAAATATAATTTAACAGCACGACAAGCTATTCAAGAGTTTGGCGAAAAGAATGTTGGAGAAAAACTTGTAGAAGCAGCCAAAGATAAACCAGATAAAGAATTTACATTTATTCATGCAGTAGAGCCAACTGAAGATTATGAAAGAGCAATGGGTAAGGTTAAAACTAAATTACCTTTTTATTCTTGTCATGTATGTATAGAAGATAAGATGACAGTAAGAGAAGGTGGTTATAGTGAGTTTCCATACCTTGTGCCTAGATGGGCAAAAGCAACAGGTGAGATATATGGAAGATCACCAAGTTATAATGCATTGCCAGATATTAAAACATTAAACAAAGCAGTAGAAATAGGATTAAAAGCATGGGCAAAAGCTATTGACCCACCATTACTTGTAACAGATGATGGTGTTATTGGTAGAGTAAGAATGACACCTGCTGGTATAACTGTTGTTAGAAACGAAGGTAGTGTAAGACCATTACCTATTGGTAGTAATTGGCAGATAACAGATATGAAAGAAAACCAATTACGAACTGCAATACGACAAGCATATTATTCTGACCAACTACAATTACAACAAGGTCCTCAGATGACAGCTACAGAGGTACAAGTTAGATATGAATTAATGCAAAGATTATTAGGACCAACATTAGGTAGATTCCAAAGTGAGTTTCTTAATCCATTAATTGAAAGAGTATTTGGTATTATGTTAAGAGCAGAAGCATTAATACCTGCACCAGAAGTAATACAAGGGCAAACAGTAGATGTAGAATATGTAGGACCATTAGCACGATCACAAAGAATGGAAGAATCTATTGCTATTGATAGATTATATGCATTAGCTATGCAAGTAGGTCAGATAGACCCAAGTATTATGGATAATATAAATCATGATCTTGCAATTAGAACTAGAGCAAATTTACTTGGTGTTCCTAAAACTGTATTACGAGGTACAGAAGAAGTTGCAGAAATGAGAGAAATGAGAGCACAACAACAGCAACAAGCACAAGAAATGGCTATGCAACAACAACAAGCACAAACAGCATTAACACAAAACCAAGCTATTAAAGAGTTAGGTACACCAGAAGCACAACAAGGTGCAGAACAAGTAGAAGAATCGGCAAGAGCCATTGGTCTAGTTGAATAATGGAATTAAAAGAATTACAAAAAATGTACAGAATTACTTTTGACTCAGGAGAAGGGAAGGAAGTATTAGCAGATTTAAAGTCTGCTTATTACCATAGGAGTTCGTTTGATACTTGTCCTTATGAAACAGCATATAAGGAAGGTCAACGAGCTGTTATAATACGAATAATCAATCTATTAAAGGAGCAAAAAAATGATTGAAGAAACGACCACAACAGAAGGTAACCCTGTAGAACAACCTGTTGAACAGCCAGAAAGTTCTGTATTAGGGTCTACTGTAAGTGATAATCAAGATTGGAAATCAACATTACCAGAAGATTTAAAAAACGATCCTACATTATCTAATTTTAAAGATGTAGAATCATTAGCTAAAACAGTAGTGCATCAACAAAAAGTATTAGGTAATCGTATTCCTATACCAAAAACTGATGAAGAAAGAATGGAAGTCTATAATAAATTAGGCAGACCAGAAGCTGCTGATAAATATGAAGTAAATGTGCCAGAAGATTATTCTGCATATTTTACTGAGGATCAGATTAGTCAATTTAAAAATGTAGCTCATCAAATGGGTTTAAACCAACAACAAGTAGAAGGTCTTGTTAATTATCAAATGGAATCTATAAAGAATCAAGGAGATATGTATGCATCTCAAGTAGATGTACAAAGACAAGAATCTGAAGCTATGCTTAAAAAAGAATGGGGTTATGATTATGATGCCCAAGTTCGCAATGCTAGGAGAGCAATAGATGTTTATGGTGATAATGAAATAAAAGAACTAATGAACACAGAAGCAGGTAATCATCCTGCTGTTGTTCGTTTGTTTGCTAGATTAGGTAAAGATATTACTGAAGATATGGCACAAAACACACAAAATAACACTTTAGCATCATCACCATTAGATGCAAAACAAGAGATACAGGACACTTTTAATAATCCAGAACATCCTTATCACAACCCTAGACATAAGGATCATCAACCTGCTGTAGAAAAAATGCGACAGTTACATGAAAAAGTGTATGGTAATTCTTAAAAAAGTATGATATTATTGTTTTGTATGTATTGCCCTTATGGATAACAGTACATAAAGTCTAACGACTATAAACGAGGTTTCCCTTTATAGGACAAAAACTGCATAAATAATAATATTAATTTTAATAAGGAGAACTATAATGAGTGTTCAAATTACTACAGCTTTTGTAGAACAATATAAAAGCAATGTATTCCATTTGGCACAACAGAAAGGCTCAAGATTAAGAGATGCAGTTAGAACAGAAACTGTAACAGGTAAATCTCACTTTTTTGAAAGAATTGGTGATACTGCTGCTCTTAAAAGAACATCTAGACATAGCGATACACCTAGAGTTGATACCCCTCACTCTAGACGTAAAGTTACTATGGATGATTATGATTGGGCTGATCTGATTGACCAAGAGGACAAAGTTAGAATGTTAATCTCCCCACAATCTGAGTATGCAATGAGTGGTGCTTGGGCAATGGGTAGAGCAATGGATGATGCAATTATTTCTGCTGCTAGTGGAAATGCTTTCGGTGGTGTATCTGGTGGTACAACTGTAGCATTACCTTCTGGACAGAAAGTTGTTCATGCTTCTGCTGGATTAACTCTAGCAAAATTAATTAGTGCTAAAGAAGTTTTAGATGCTGCTGATACTGACCCAGACGAGCCAAGATATATGGTTGTGTCTGCAAAACAGTTAAGCGACCTTTTAGGTAGCACAACTATTACTTCAGCAGATTTTAATTCTGTTAAAGCGCTAGTACAAGGTGAGTTAGATACTTTCTTAGGATTTAACTTTATCAGAAGTGAACGACTAAGCACAGATAGTGATGGTAATCGATCTGTACTTGGTTTTTGTCAATCTGCAATAGGTCTTGCACTTGGCAGAGATATTGAAACAAGAATCTCTGAAAGAGCTGACAAGAACTATGCAACACAAGTATTTTTATCAATGACAATCGGAGCTACGAGAGTAGAGGACGAAAAAGTTGTAGAAATTGCTTGTACAGAGTCATAGGGAGGTAAATCATGGCAACAGCTAAATCTGTAGAGATTACAAACTTAGATGCATCTCCCAGAGTCATTTCCGAAGTCGGAAGTGTTCATGGCAAGATGAGAGTATTTGCTGATACTATTGCAGCAGGTACAGGTGATATTGATAATGATGATGTAATTATGATGGCAGAAATTCCATCTAATGCAAAAGTTATGTCAATAAAACTTTATAATGATGACCTTGATTCAAATGGTTCACCATCATTAGCAGCTAATGTAGGTCTATATAATGGAGCTACAAAGTACACTATTGCTGGTACTGAAACAGCAGCAGAAGCAGTTATTGATGAAGATTGTTATGCATCAGCTATAACAACTTTACAAGCAGCTAATACTGCTGGTGTAGAAGTTGCATTTGAAGCAAGAAATGTCAATGCAATAGCTAATCATGCATGGGAAGATGGTGGTCTGGCATCAGACCCTAAAGTTCCATTAAGAATTGCCTTAACAATGTCTAATGCAGCAGCAACAGCAGCAGCAGGTGATATTACTATGGTAGTTACTTATATTACTGATTAGGATAATAGACTAAACAATTTGGGGGTTGCAAAAGACCCCCTTTTTGTTAAATTAGGAGTATTATGGCAACAGAAGTATCAATATGTTCAAATGCTCTAAGGAGATTGGGCGATAGTCCTATTACTTCATTAACAGAAGATAGCGAAAGAGGAAGATTGTGTAATGCATTTTACGAACCATCAAGAGATGCAATATTAAGATCACATACTTGGAATTTTGCTATTAACAGAGCAAATCTAGCAAAACTATCTACATCCCCAGCATTTGAATATGCTAATCAATTTGCATTACCAACCGATCCATTTTGTTTACGAGTATTAAAAATGGAGTTTGAGGATTATGAATTTAAAATAGAGAATTTAGCAGGACAAGGTAGAGTATTACTTACAGATGAAGGAGAAGCTAAAATAATTTATATTGCTAGGGTTACTGATCCTAGTTTATTTGATTCTATGTTTGTTGATGTATTAACTGCTAAACTAGCAGTAGACTTAGCATATCCTGTAACAAATAGCACAACACTACAAGCACAGATGCAAAAATTATTTGAAAGAAAATTATCCGAAGCACGAAGTCTTGATAGTACAGAAGGATCAACAGATAGTCTTATATCAACTGTATTTACTGACTTTAGAGCACCCTAATGGCAAGAGTACATCCATTTCAAACAAATTTTACATCTGGTGAAATTTCACCTAAATTATTTGGTCAAGTAGATTTTAAAAAATATAACAATGCTGTAGAAACTATGGAGAATATGACAGTATTCCCACAAGGTGGATCAGAAAGACGAGATGGTTCACGATTTGTATGTGAAGTAAAAAACTCTGCAAACACTACAAGACTTATACCTTTTGAATTTAATATTGAGCAATCTTATATATTAGAGTTTGGTAATTTATACATACGATTTTATAAAGATAATGGACAAATAACAGAAGCTACAAAAACAATTACAGGTATTACTAAAGCAAATCCAGCAGTTGTTACAGCAGCATCTCATGGTTATTCTAATGGAGATCATGTATGGATTAATGATGTTGGAGGAATGACCGAAGTAAATTCAAGAAGATATACTGTTGCTAATAAAACAACAAATACATTTGAATTATCTGGAGTAAATTCAAGTAGTTATACAACTTATACTTCTGGTGGTACAGCAGCTAAAGTATATGAAATAACAACAGAATACACATCTTCACAGTTAGCTGAATTACAGTTTGCACAATCAGCAGATGTTATGTACATAGTTCATCCTTCACATGAACCAACTAAATTAACAAGAACAGGTCATACAAATTGGAGTATTACAGATGTGGATTTTGAAAAAGGACCATATTTAGATCAAAATACAACTGATACAACATTAACATCTAGTGCAACAACAGTAGGTACAGGAAGAACATTAACTGCAAGTGCAAGTTTATTTGCAAGTACAGATGTAGGGAGATTAGTAAAAGTAAAAGATGGTCATGGAAAAATCACAGCTTATACAAGTGCTACAGTTGTAACTTATGAAATATTTACAGCAGTAGGCACAGGTAGTGCTACAAAAGAATGGTCATTAGGTGCATATTCTAATACAACAGGATTTCCAAGAGCAGTTAGTTTTTTTGAACAACGATTAATATATGGAGGTAGTACAAGTTATCCTCAAACTATATGGGGGTCACAATCTGGATTATATGACAATTTTGATGAGGGAGATGCAGATGCAGCAGATGCATTTATATATACTATTGCAGCAAACAAAGTTAATACAATCAGATGGTTAGCACCATCTAAAGATTTAATAGTAGGTACAGCAGGTTCAGAATATAAGGTAGGTAGACCAACAGGTGAACCATTAAAACCAGATAATGTAAATATTGCTCAACAGACAACTTATGGTGTTTATCCTGCAAGACCAATACAAATTGGTAATGTTGTTTTATTTATACAAAGACAACAAAAAAAAATTAGAGAATTTTATTATAAGTTTGAAGATGATGCATATTCTGCACCAGATATGACTATATTATCAGAGCATATTACAGGTGATGGTATTACTGAAGTAGATTTTGCACAAGAGCCAGATTCTGTGTATTGGGCAATACGAGAAGATGGTGTATTTTTAGGTATGACATATCAAAGAGAAGAAAATGTTGTAGCATGGCATAGACATTTATTTGGTGGAAAAACAGGAACAGCAACAGTTACAGTTACAGATTATGCTAATATACCTGTAGGTAGTCGTATTGTAATAACAAAATCAGATGGAACAACAGTTACTTTTACATCAGAAACAGCAGGGAGTTCTTCACCATCAGAAACAAATGGATGGCGACCTTATACAAATAATAACACAACTGCTGATAATATCTATACAGCTATAAATGCTCATGCAGATTTTACAGTAGCAAATCCTGCTTCAAATGTAGTAACTATTACAGAAACAAGTCCACAAGCTACAGGTTTTTTAACAGTAGAAACAACAGATTCTACAAGACTAGCAGCAACAAGTGAATCACATTCTAAGGCAAAAAGTGTAGCAAGTATTCCAGAAGGTGGAGAAGATCAAGTATGGGTAATAGTAGAACGAGTTATAAATGGTTCAACAGTACAATATGTAGAATATCTTGATTCTAATTCTAATATGGATAGTTATTTAACAGGCACAGTAAATTCATCATCTACAAGTGTTACATCTTTAGATCATTTAGAAGGACAAAAAGTACAAATATTAATAGGAGATGCAGTATATCCACCACAAACAGTAACGAGTGGTGCAATAACAGTAAGTTTACCAGCAGCATTATCTACTAAAACAATAAATGTAGGATTAGGGTATGTAAGTACATTAAAGACATTAAAACCAGAATTTGGTGGTCAAGCAGGTACTTCACAAGGACGAAAAAAAAGATATAATGAAGTTATGGTAAGATTTTTAAATACAGTAGGTGCAACAATAAATGATGATCAATTACCATTTAGATCATCTGCAACACCTATGGGTCAGAATATACCAGAGTTTACAGGAGATAAACGAGTAACAAATTTAGGATGGGATAGAGATGGGCAGATTACTGTCAAACAAACTCAACCCCTTCCTATGACAATATTAGGAATAACAGGAACACTTTTAACTGTGGATTAGATTATGATAGGAGCAGCTTTAGTACCATTTGCAGCAACACCATTAGCAGCACCAACTATTTTTACATTTACAAATGTAGCACTAGCATTTAGTGTTGGGTCTACAATATTAGGAACTTATGCCCAAGTTCAACAATCAAGAAGAAATGCAGAAAATTTAAGAACTGCATCTTTATGGGATAAACAAAGAAAAGATATGCAAAGAAAACAAGAAATTATTAAAGCAAATAATGCAGCTAAAAAGTTAATGTCTGAAAAAAGAGCTTCTGTAGGTGCAAGAGGAGCAAAATTAGCAACAGGAAGTACATTATTAGATACACAAAATGTTTTAGATGAATTAGCAGATGCACAATATTGGATAGAAAAAAATTATACATCAAGTCTAATGGCAACAGATGCAGAATTAGCAGCATCATTACATAAAGAAAGTTATGCACAAACATCTAGTATTATAGGTGGTGTGGCTAATTTAGGATTGCAAACTTATATGGCAACAAGGATAGTATAATGGCAATAAAAATTAGACCTGCAAGAGGAGAAATTCCAGCACCTAGATTTATTCAAGATAGAAGTATGTTAAGGTTTGCACAATTTACAAGAGCTGATGGAGCAGGTATAGCTAAAACATTAACAGATGTAGCAGGAATTGTAGTTAATCATGAAGCTAAAATGGATGCTCAAAGAATAAAAAATAAGTTAGCATTAAACGAAGCAAAATTAAGTAATAGATTAATTGACAGAACACAGGAACTTAAAGAATCAGATATTGATATATCTAATCCATTTGAAATAAATAAATTAAAAATGGAAGAAGAAAAGTTTGTAGAAAATTGGATGAAAAGTACATTTGCAAATGATGAAAAAGCATTTAAAGAATTTGAACCATTAAAGTTTAATTATTTATCTAACTTTAATTCTAATTTATATGTATTAAAAAATAAACGAATATTAGATGATGCTGTTTATTCTCATTCGGTAAATAAACAAAAGATAAATCAACTAATAGATACTATGCCTATAAATAGTAATGTATGGAATAAAGAAAATGAATTTTTAAGGGATTTGCGAACAACAGCACAATCAGCAAACCAAGCAAGTCCTAGTGGTGTAGCTATAGATTCAGCAGCAGAAGAAGATGCTTTTAGAAAAAAAATATGGGAAAGAGTTGTTATTGAAGGTAATTTAGTTCCTAGTTATAGACCAAATGAAACAATAATTAATTATGATGAAATACTAAAAGGATTAAACAATCCTACTAAAACAGAATATTTTGGAAAAGATTTACCATTAGATATAAGAAAACATTTAAAAGAATGGGCAAAAAAAGGCAGAACAGATCAAGAACAAGATAGGGTGTATTATGAGAATAGAATAAACAATGCATCTGGTGCAAAAGCATTAGACATTATTGACCAAGCAAGAAAAGGGGAGGTGTCATTACCAGAAGCACAAAAACAATTTGAACAAATAGAATTTACAGGTGTAAGTGGTAAAAAACAACAAAATTCATTACAAGAGCATATTGTTAATTTAAGTGTTGCAGGAACTAATACAGTTGAAAATTTAGTCAATTCAAAATATATTCAAGAACAAATAGCACTTGGAAATATTACTAGTTTAACAGAAGACCAAATAACAGAACCAACATTATTAGAAAGATATAATACATTAACAGGTAAAAATGAAAAAGCAGTATCATTAGTTGAATTAGCTCAAGAAAATATTTTAAAAAAAGAAGATATATACAGTAATGGTTTTATAAATAAAATGATTGCAAATTTTGCTGATCCTCAAAGAAAAGCAGATTTTGCAGCATTAGAAAATTGGATTAAATCCCAAGAACCACTTATTACAGCTAGTAAACAAAATCCTTTAAGCAATATAAAAGCAGAATTAAGATTTAATGATTTTGCAATAGATATGCGAGAAAGATTTATGAAAGGATATAATAACAATATTCCTATGAAAGAGTTATTGGATTCAAGAAATAAAAATTTTATATGGAATGATAGAAATGTAACAACAGATCAAGGTGGTTATGTGCCATCACAAGGTGATGTTATTAAAGAATCAATTAGTACAGGTACAGGAAAACCTTTACCAACAGTACCAGAAGAAATTATAGAATTACAAAAAACTTTAAAAAAATTTAAAGAAGAACAAAATATGACTTTTAAAGAAATAAAACAAACAGATGAATATAAAAAACTTGAAAGTCTAAAAGCAAAACAATGACCTCTTTACTTGAAGAAATGAATGAAATGAAATCTCTAGGATTTAGTCCATTAGAGGTAGAGGATTATAAAAATAGTCAAATTGAAGAAATGAAAACATTTGGGTTTTCAGATGAAGATATATATAAAGAATTAAATGCAGTACATCCAAATACTTATAACAATGATACAGTTGTAAAAGAACAGAACAAATCTTTTTGGCAAAATGTTAAAGAAAAAGCAGGTGCAGTAAAAGAAGCTGCTATTGGTAAAGAATTTGATATTAATTTAAAAAGTGCAATAGGACTATCTTTATATAATTTAGGATTACAACAGGCAGATAAAGGTATTCCTATAGAAGAAGCATTAGAAGTAGATGAAGATAGAGGATTTTTAGAACAGGGTATAGAATCAATAATTACACTCGGTGCTGATTTACCATTTTATGGTGCATCAATATTAGGAGGAACAGTAGCAGCAGGACCTGCAGGAGGAGTAGCAGGTTTAGCTTTACCACCTACTATTAGAAGTATATTTATGGATCAATTAGCAGAAAGTAGAGTGCAAAACTTTTCACAGTTTTGGAATGGGTGGATGCAAGAAGCATTACCAGAACAACTAAGAAATAATCCAAATGTTTTAGGTTTGTTATCTGGAAGTAAAGCTATAGGTAAAGGATTAACAGAAGCAGCATTATTAAAAGGTACAGAAAAAGCAACTAAAATATTAGATGTAATGAATTTACCTAAAAATTATTGGACAAAGTTTGCAGCTAGATGGAATGTATTTACAGGTCTAGGAGCAGCATTAGAACAACATATGCCAACTTTAGATGATTATTTATCTAATGCAGTAATATTTAAAACACTTGGTATGGGTGAAAGTGCTGTAACTATGATGAAAAATAGAACTAAGAAAACATTAAAGAATCCAAATGAAGTAACAAAAGAAATTTTAGATGATGATATTATGAGAGCAGAAGCTATTAGTTTAAGTCATAAAACATTTACAAGAGAAAAACAAATAGACCAAACACAGATAACAGATTTAAAATCTAAATTAACAGAAATAAAAAAAGACAAAGAATTTTTAAAAAACCCACAAGGTAATAAAGAAAGATTAAAAGAATATCAAGATATTAAAAAACAACTAAACGATTTAGCTGAACCATTTGAACCTGCACAAATAGAAAGAACAACAGAAGTTGTTAAAGATTTAAGTGCTGCCCAAAAAAAATTAAGGTCGCAAATGAGTCCAGATAAAATTAAACGACAAGAAGTTGATGCAGACCCATTACAAAGTAGATTACAAGATTGGTCAGATAAACTACATCCTATACTTACAGTTGCTAATACAGGTAAAAAAATAGGTATTAAAGAAGCAGAAAATATATACCAAAGATTTAGAATACAACCCGGAATGATAGGTAGAGCTGAACATATGATACGATACGAAACTTTAGATTTTAATTCTTTAAAAGGTAATGGTAAAGGTCTTATGCAAATACTTGAACCTGTAATTAAAAATGAAAAAAATTATTTAGAGTTTAAAGATTATGCAATATCAAGAAGAGTTATAGAAAAAGAAGGTCAAGATAAAAGAACAGGATTTGATTTAGATTCTGCAAAAATAATAGTTAAAGAACTTGATGGTAAATATAAAAAAGTATTTGAAGAATATTCTCAATATAACCAAAGATTATTTGAGTATATGAAAGAAAGTGGGTATATAAGCAAAGAATTTTATCAAAAAGCATTAGAACTTAATAAAGATTATGTACCTTTTTACAGAGAGTTAGACCCTGCAACAACAACTAAAACAGGTGGTACAGGTGTAAGTGGTGTAAAAAATTTAATGAAAGAGTTTAAAGGAAGTGAAAAAAGAGTTCTTGATCCTGTAGAATCAACATATTTGAATACATATTATTTTGTACAATTAGCAGAAAAAAATTATGTAAGGAGAGATTTAATTGATGTTGTGTTAGATGCACAAAAAAAACATGGAACTAAATTAAAAAAAATAGATGATGATATAGCAAAGTTTGAAAAAGCAAAAGAAACAGAAAAAAACCCTGTTAGGTTAGAAAAAATAAATCAAGCAATAGATGTTGCTATAGCTAGAAAAAATGAATTAAATACAGCATTTGAGTATGATAAAATTGAAAATATAAAAAAAGCAGAAACAAGAACTACAAAAGTACAGTTAAGTAAAAAAGAATTAGAAAAATTAGATGTAAAAGATATAGATGCAGCACTAGAAAAAGGTGCAAGTATTTTTAGAAAACAAAGAGCAGAATTAAAAGATACAGAAATGCCTGTATATAGAGATGGTAAATTAGAAGTGTATGAAGTTGGTCCATCATTAGCTAAAGCTGTAAGAGATGTAAATATAGAAAGTTGGGGTATGGTAAAAAAAATGGCAAATATTCCTACAAGAACATTAAGAGCAGGTGCAACATTAGACCCTGCATTTACAGCTAAAAACTTTTTTAGAGGTGAATTAGCAGCAACTATATTTAGTAAAAATAATTATTTTCCTTTAGTACATGGTTCATTAGGAGTATTTAGATTATTAAAAGGCAAAAGAAAACAAACTCAACTATACAAAGATTTTGTTAAATCTGGTGCTTTGCAATCTTCTTTGGTTAGTTTTGATAGACAATATATTAGAGAAGGATTTATGAAAGAAGAACTTACTTCAAGAAAAGTTATAAATCAAATAAACCCAAAAAATTATTTAGAACATTTAAGAGTAGTTAGTGAGTTAGCAGAAAGTGCAGCAAGAATAAGTGAATTTAAAATGACACAACAAAGATTAAGAAAAACTAGACCAGAACTTACTGAACGACAAATTTTAGAACAATCTGGTTTTCAAGCTAGAGAAGTTACTTTAGATTTTCAAAAAATAGGATTACAAATGCAAGCTGTAAATGCAGTTACAGCATTTTATAATGCACGACTAAGAGGTTATGAACAATTAATTAGAGGTGTTGTTAAAAATCCTAAACGAGTAATAGGTACTTTATTAGCATTACAAACATTTCCAAGTGTTGTATTGTGGATTGCTAATAGAGATAGTGAAACTTATAAAAATTTACCACAATATCAAAAAGATAATTTTCATATAATAATTGTAAATGAAGGTCAAGATAATGAAATTGTATTTAGAATACCAAAACTATGGGAATTAGGATATGTATTTGGTACATTACCAGAAAGAGCATTAACTTGGATGGATAGTAAAGATAAAAAAGCAGTTGATGAAATTGTTAAAGATGCTGTGTCAAGTCTAGGAAAATTTGGCAGAGGTTTAATTCCTATACCAGAAGCAATTAGAGTGCCTTTAGAGTTGCGAACAAATGAAAGTTTTTTTCAAGATAGACCTATTATACCTAGAAGATTAGAAGGTTTATTGCCAGAATTACAACAAACACCTTATACATCAGAAGTATCTAAATTATTAGGAGATGGATTTAGAAAAATACCTGTGTTAAAAGAAGCGAGTAGTCCTTTACAAATTGATTATGCAATTAAAGCTTGGACAGGTGGTTTAGGTGCATATGCTTTAGAAGGTATAGATTACATATTAAAAAAAGCAAATGTTACAGAAGAATATAAAAAACCACTTAGTGATGATTTTGTTAAAAATTTACAATCTATGCCTTTTATTAAATCATTTGTAGTTAGAAATCCAACAGCAGGTGCAGAGCCATTAGCAAAATTCTGGGATAAATATAAAGTAATAAAAGAAATTAGAGATTCCTCAGATGAGTTAAGAAGGCAAGGTAAAATACAAGAATCACAAGATATACTTACAGATGAAGCTAGAGCTTTGGGTGGTTTAGATGCATATGCAGAAGCTATTGGTGCATACAATAAATTAATTAGAGGTTTATATTTAATACCTAAAGATAATAAAGATATAACACAAAATGAAATTAGAGATTATATAGACAAATTATACGAAGCAATGATATTGCAAGGTAAGGCAGCAAATAAATTAATTAATGAAGTAGAAAAAAACTTAAAAAAATAATAAAATTATGTTAGGATATGTGAAATGACTATTACAACTACAACGATAAAAAACAGTTATTCTGGTGATGGTTCGCAAGATACTTTTGCCTATAGTTTTAAAATATCAGCAGATGCCGATATACAGGTAATTATTAGATCAGCAGCAGGTACAGAAACTGTAAAAACATTAACTACACATTATACTGTAACAGGTGCAGGTAGTGCTAGTGGAGGTAATGTAGTATTTACAGGAGGTAATATACCTGCTGATACAGAAACAGTTGTATTAAGAAGAAATACCACACAAACACAAACATTAGATTTAGTTGAAAATGACCCATTTACAGCCGATAGTGTTGAAGGAGCATTTGATAAAAACTTATCTATAGCACAAGAATTACAAGAGCAAGTAGATAGATCAATTAAAATTAGTAGAACAAATACAATGACTTCTACTGATTTTACAACAAGTGCAACAGATAGAGCAAGTAAGATATTAGCATTTGATAGTAGTGGTGAAATATCAGTTACACAAGAATTAGGTACATATAGAGGTAATTGGGCAGCAAGTACAGCATATAATGCAAGAGATATGGTAAAAGATACCTCTACTAACAATATATTTATTTGTACAACAAGTCATACATCAAGTGGTTCACAACCATTAACAAGTAATTCAGATAGTGCTAAATGGTCATTAATAGTTGATGCAGCTAGTGCTACAACATCAGCATCAGCAGCAGCAACAAGTGCTACAGCAGCAGCTAGTAGTGCTACAGGTGCAGCTAGTAGTGCTAGTAGTGCAAGTACACAAGCATCAAATGCATCTACATCTGCAAGTGCAGCAGCAAGTTCAGCTACAGCAGCAGCTAGTTCGGCAACAGCAGCAGCTTCTAGTGCAACAAGTGCAGCAGCAAGTTATGATGATTTTGATGATACATATTTAGGAGCAAAAAGTTCTGCACCATCTGTAGATAATGATGGAGATGCTTTAGCAACAGGTGCATTATATTTTAATACAACTACAGATGCATTAAATGTATACAATGGATCATCTTGGGTAGCAATAGCAGCAGATACAGATGTTAAAGTAGCAGTATCTAGTAATGATACAACAGCAGGATATTTGAATGGTAAGTTAGTAGCAGGAGATGGTATTGATTTAACAGAAGGTAGTGATGGTGGCAATGAAACATTAACAGTAGCAGTAGAAGGTGAAATTGTACAAAAAGATGTACAAACTACATTTACGAAAGCACAAGTAGCATCTACAGAAACAGCTACAATATCTACAACTAAAACATTAGATTTTGACACATATCAAAATTTTATATTAACACTTGGTAGTGGTGCAAATACATTAGCTAATCCTACTACAGAAGCAAGTCAAATAGGACAAACAGGAGTTATTATATTTATTCAACCAAGTTCTTCTAGTGCAGGAACAGTAAGTCTAGGTACAGATTATGAAACTGTTGGTGGTGCAGGATTAACATTAAGTAGCACAAATAGTGCTTATGACATTGTGCCTTATGTAGTAAAAGCAGATAACAGTATATTAATTGGATCACCACAACTTGCATTTAGTTAGATGTTTAGTAACGAATTATGGCAAAAATCTGGAGTAAGTACATACTCCATAGACCAATCAATTAGGTTTAATCCAGCAGATAGTGCTTATATGGAAAAAACTTTTTCTGGTGCTGGAAATAAAAAACAATTTACAATATCACTTTGGTTAAAAAGAAGTTTATTAGGGTCAAGGCAAGACATTTGGTCTTTTAATCAAGATGTTCCTTTAACTTTTATGGATGATGATACCTTACGACCTTTTTTATTTGGTAGTATTACTTTACAAACAAACAGAAGATTTCGTGATCCATCAGCTTGGTACCATATTGTTTTAACTGTTGATTCTACTAATCAAATTTCTACTGACAGAATTAGAATGTATGTTAATGGACAAAGAGAAACAAGTTTTAGTGCAGAGGTTTATCCTTCATTAAATGCTGATGCAAGTATATGGACAGCAGGCACAGATTTACGACTATTTAGATTAATTGGAGGTACTAATTATTATGGTGGATATGCAGCAGAAATACATTATTTAGATGGTTATAGTTATGGACCAGAATATTTTGGAGAAACAAATAGTAATGGGATTTGGGTTCCCAAAGAATATGATGGTAGTTATGGAACAAATGGTTTTAAAATTGATGGTAGAGATAGTTCTGATTTAGGAGATGATGAGTCTGGACAAGGTAATGATTTTACAACAAGTGGACTTGCAGCACATGACCAAATGCCTGATACACCTACCAACAATCAAATTACATTTAATCCATTAAATAATCAACAAAGTGGAGGAACACCTAAAAATGGTAATTTAGAATATAGTGGTCCAGGCACAAGAACAATGATTTCTTTAACAGCAGCCATACCATCTAGTGGAAAATGGGCAGTAGCTTTTAAAACTAATACTGTTTCAACTGATGCAGGTTTTAATTTTGGTATTAATTTAATGACAAATACAAACTATGGTGATGCAGCAGGTAGTAATGAAGATTTTGGAAACCCTCTTGGATTACATGGTTATCCTTCTACTTCTGATTTATATTTGAATTATTATGATGGTGGAGGTAATAATGTAAACCCATCTCCATTAATAGATTTAGCTACTGATGATGAACTTTGGTGTGCTATAGATATGGATACTGGTAAAGCATGGATAGGATTGTATAATAAAAGTGGAAGTAGCTTTATATGGATAGCAGAAGATGGGGGAAATGATGGAAACCCAGCAACTGGTGCTAATCCTAGTCATACTTTTTCTGAGTTTATTGGAAATTCAGACGTAACTTTTGGTGTCGCAGGTAAACAAACATCAATAACTCTTACATTGTTACGAGAATCTGATTGTGAAGGAACAACACCAACTGGATTTACTTATTTTGAAAATGTAAAGGATTTAATATAATGGGAACACCAACAATACCAAATGGCAAAGAACATTTTTTTACAACTTTATACGAAGGCAATGGTGGAGGTCAATCTGTCGGTAAGTTCGTACCTTTTACAGATAATGGTACGATTTCTAATAGTTGTAGATTTGATGATGCAAGTGAACCTTATCTTGAAAGAACACCAAGTAGTAGTAGTAATAGAAAAACTTGGACATTATCATTTTGGATGAAATTGGGTACACTTGGTACAACGCAATTTTTATTATCTGTAAATCAAGCATCAAGTGATTCTGGTAGGATAGCCATTTTAAAACAAAGCACAGGCGAATTGCAAATTTCTGGTTATAATGCAATTTGGAGAAAAACTAATCGTACTCTTGAAGATACTAGCAAATTTTATCATATTTTAATTGCTTGTGATACAACAGAATCAACTGCACAAAATAGGATTAGATTTTATATTGATGGAGATGAAGTAACAAGTTGGGATACAAATCAAACTGTAACTCAAGATTCAGATTTAGCAATTAATATAAATTCAGCACATAGGTTTGCAGAAGAAATATGGGGTGGTGGAAATCATTTTGATGGATATTTAGCTGAAGTAAATTTTGTAGATGGTTCACAATTAACACCTTCAACCTTTGGTGTTACTGATACCTCAACTGGCAGATTCATACCAAAAGCATTAACTGGAATTACTTATGGTACTAATGGATATAGATTAAAGTTTCAAGATAGTTCAGCACTTGGAGATGATACTGGAGGTGGAGGAAATGATTTTACGGTAGGTGGTTTAACAGCATCTGATCAGACCATCAATAGTCCAACATCTAATTACAGTAATTTTACAACAAATGGCTCAACAGGAACTATTTCTTTAGCAGAGGGTAATTTAAAGCCTACATTTTCAACTAGTGCTGGAGATGCGTCTGGTTCGGCTGTGCCTTCAACCTTTCACATACCAGTAGGAAAATGGTATTTTGAATATTATATGGCTGGTACAAATTCTGAATTAATTAATTGGGCAGTTGCAAAAACAAATACAAGTTTTTCTGGAAGATTATTTACTCTTTCTGGTTTTAAAACATTCCATCCTTATGTAAGGTCTTTTTATGAAGGTGGTTCAGAATTAGTTACTGATACTGATATGCCATTAGGACAAGATGATACTACAGTTGGTTTTTATATTGAAAGAAAAACTGATGGAACAGTAAATATGTGGGCAGGAGATGATGAAGCATCAACAGGAACTTTTGCTTTTCAATCTTCTATGAACCCAGCAACTGGAGCCAATGCTATTGGACATTCTTTTAGTCCTAATGATGAATTACGATTATATATAGGGAATGATGGAAATGGAAATTATAGTGGTAGTGTAAGAGGCACTTTTAATTTTGGTCAATTAAAAATAAGTCCTATTGATAGTGGTACTAGTTTAACAGATTATACTAGCACAGCAGGAGGTTATTTTAGGTTTCAACCTACAACAGGTTTTAAAGCATTACAACAAGACAACCTACCAGAAACATCAAAAGGTATAAGTGGATTAGTATGGACAAAGAACAGAGATGCTACTGATAATCACCAGTGGTATGATAGTTCACGAGGTAAACAATTAGTTTTAGCATCTAGTGCCCAAGACGGAGAATCAACAGTTACAGATGGACTACAAAAGTTTTTAGCTGGTGGTCAACAGATTGAAGATAGCGATGCAATCAATACAGCTAGTGAATCTTTTGTAAGTTGGAACTGGGTAGCAAATGGTGGTACCACTACAAGTAATACTGATGGTTCAATTAGCTCAACTGTCCAAGCTAATACAACTGCTGGATTTTCTATTGTGCAATATACTGGAACTGGTAGTGCTGCCACAGTTGGTCATGGATTATCAAAAAAAATTGATTGGATGATTATAAAAGAGTTAGGTAATAGTAATGGGTGGATTGTATCGCATAAAGGATTAACCAGCCAAGCAACTTATTCTCTTAATTTATCTAATACTAATGCACCATATAGTGATGCTGGAACTTATTATTGGAATAATACAGCACCAACAAGTTCTGTATTTTCAATAGCAACAGATACAGCAGTTAATCGTTCAAGTGGAAATTATGTTGCCTATTGCTGGAGTGAGATAGATGGCTTTAGTAAATTTGGAAAATTTGTAGGCAATGGTAGTACAGATGGTCCATTTATTTATACAGGGTTCAAACCAGCTTGGATTGTTTTTAAAGCAAATCGTGTTACAAACTGGTATCAGAATGATGGTGCTAGAAGTCCATTTAATCCAGTAACAATAGGTATTGACCCAAACACTACTGCTGTTGAATATGATGGAGGAGTTTATGTTGGTGGAGGGGTAGATTATTTATCTAATGGTTTTAAAATAAGACAAGGAACAGGACTTGGTTATAACTATACTGGAGAAGAAATTTATTATATGTGCTTTGCAGAACATCCATTTGTAGGAGATGGAACAAATCCAGTTACTGCTAGATAATTTATTATGAATATGGTATAAGGAGATATTATGTGGGCAATAGTTAAAAATAGTCAATTAATAGAAATAAGTAATGGTAATAAACCTATTACAGTAGGAGATGTTGTTCATCCAAAAGATATATTTAAACATTGGACTAAATCACAATTAAAAGATATTGGTGTATATGAGTTTATATCTGGATCAACACCAGATGATAAGTTTGAAACTGCAACAACTACATCTTATAAAGTAGATGATTCTAAAGGTACAGTTACAGAAACTATTAATAAAAAAGATAAAGCAATAGCCGATACTTTATATACTTCTCAAAACAAAACTGATGGTGTTATTCCAGAAGGTAAAGATGTAGGAGATGTAGCAAGTAAAGGATTAAAAACTATATATACAGAACAAATACAAAAACAAGCATCTGGTTTATTAGCACCTACAGATTGGATGGTTACTAGAAAAGTTGAAGATAGTAGTAAAACAATACCAAGTGCAGTATCTACATATAGGGCATCTGTTAGAACAGAAGCTGATAAAATAGTAAAAGCAATAAGTGATTGCGATACTCTTGATAAGTTAAAAGCATTGTTTGTTACAGAATATAATAGTGATGGATCGGTTAAAACATTGGCTACAATGCAAACATTACCTAGTGATAAAGATATTGAGGAATATAAGAGATGATGTTAACTAAAAAAATAATTCGGCTTTCTAATATTTTAATTAGTATTCCTAATGAATGTAAAAGAATATGGGATTGTTCTGAAAATCGTTGGGGATATAAGTTTGAAAATAAAATTAAAAATGGACACTAGAACATTACAAGATGTAGCTATGGAATTAGAAGCTCATGAAAGAGAATGTGCTGTTTATAGAGATATGACAAAAATGTCTTTAGACAAACTAGAAGGTAGAATTAAAAGATTAGAGGTACTTATTATGGGGTCAACTATATCTACAATATCTTTAGTAATAGTTGTAATAATGAAAATAGTATGAGAAAAGAACATAAAAGTAAAACAGGTGGATTAACAGCAGCAGGTAGAAAATACTTTAAAAGAAAAGAAGGTGCTAATTTAAAACCTCCTGTTAGAAAAGGTACTAATCCTAGACGAGTTAGTTTTGCTGCTCGGTTTTCAGGAATGAAAGGTCCTATGAAGGACAAAAAAGGTAAACCAACAAGAAAAGCACTAGCATTAAAAAAATGGGGGTTTGGTAGTGTAGCAGCAGCAAAAAATTTTGCAGCAAGGCATAAGAAAAAAAAGTGAGGGGAAATGTTAATAGACCCAATTACAGCATTTGCAGCTACTAAATCTGCAATATCGTTAATACAACAAGGTGTAAAAGTAGGTAAAGATTTAACCGAATTGGCTAGTCCTATTATGAAATGGGCAGAAGCAGAATCACATATAGATACACATTCTAGTAATAAAGGTAAAAGTATGTTTGGTAAGTTTAGTACAATAGAGCAAAATGCTATTGCAGCTCATTTAAGAAAAATGGAAATAGAAAAAATGAGAAATCAGTTACGAGAAATATTTTTATTATATGCACCAGATGGGTTAGTTCAATGGGAATCATTACAAAAAGAAATAGCTAGACAAAGAAAAGAACATAAAGATGCTATTAAAAGGCGAATAGAAGCTCGTAGAAAAAGATTACATATAATTATGTGGTTTATAGCAGCAATAGGTGGTTCTGTTATTTTGGGTGCAGAATTTTACTTTTTGTTAAACTAATTTTTTAATCCATCTACCTCTGGTGTTTAATATCATAGGTAATAATCTTGGAATACCATTTAAAATAATACCACAACCAACAATAAATCTTGTTCTAAAGTTTTTAGCATAACCAAATGCCATGCTTTTTTGATTAATTAAACAACCTACATTCATAGCAAAGTATAAGTTATCTGGGTTTGCCCACCATTGTATAAGAAATTTTGTATGATAATGTCCTTGTACTGCTGACATACCCATAGTTTGTGATACTTTAAGTATATCTGTTGCTCTGCCATGTGTAAAAAAACATTTTTGTTTGTTAGACATTTCTAATGTTAAGTCATCTACCCATTCCCATTTTTTTGTACCAAGAAAATCTCCATAACTTTTTAGAAATTCTTTACTCATTCCATATCGTAATGCTCGTCTATATACTAAACTAGAATGATTGCTTTCTACTTCTACCATATTAGGAAATATGGATTCTAATTCTTTTATATATTGTTTTGATAATTTTAATTCATCACCTGCTGATGGTAAATCTGGATTATGTGAGTGCATACTAATTGCATGAAAATCTAAAAGATCACCAATGTTAACAATAAAATCTGGTTTATATTCTTTTTTAATTTCTTTAAGAAACGCAAAACTATCCTTATGATGATAAGGAATATGCAGGTCGCTTATAACTAATATTCTTTTGTACATAAAAAGTTATCCACAGGTTAAAAGTACCATATTTTGTGGATTATGCAAGACTATGCATGATTTCAGCTAGGTGTTCTGCTCTGTTTTTAGTTTGTTTTGCCCATTTAGAATCTAACATTTGTGCAGATGCTTCGGCATAATCTTGATTTTCTAATGCTGTCCACATTTTTTTAAACTTACTTACCCCACCCATTCCTAATTGGAAAACCATTTCAACTATAATTTCGGCTGCTTTGTTTTTAATGATAGTGTTTCCAATTAATTTTTCTGCTTGGTTTACAGCTTCATTAAAATCTCCCTCAAATACATCTTCTAAATATTTCATATCGTATGCTTTACCATCTTCCCATTCTTCATCATCTGTGCAAAGATGTCCATAACCTACTGTTCGTTTGCCTAATGTATCTTTATAAACAGTATTACAAAAACCTTCATGGGTTTTAATCCTATCTTTTAGGTTTTCTAAATTGTCAAACATTATTTTTTCATGTTATCTCTAGCTATACCTTTTGACTTTTCGTAGCTACGAAGTCCACCAAGTCCGAGTAAAGATAGAGTTAGGGTCATTAATTCCCCTGTGTTTAGGTCTGGAAGTTTTATTTGGGGGTCAATCATTACTGCAATCCATTCAGCAATGGGCATAAAGAAAAAGTTAGTAAAAATGCCTAATGCACATATCCACATAATGGCAGGTCTTGCACCTGCAACAAAAAGACTAGGGTGTTTAGCTTGTTCAAGATTTATTTCAGCTTGTTTCTTATCAAGATCATTAATTTGTTTTTTTATTTCACCATTAATCTTTGTTTTAAGGTCTTTGTCCTCAACAAATTGATCAATAATTTTTCCTGCTACACCTATAATAGAACCAATAGGTAACATCTACCAAACATTCCATAATATTAAGAATAATAAAACTATTTCTATTAAATGAAAAAACATAATTTTTTCACTATTATAAATAGTCCAATTTTCTAAAACTTCTTTAATTTTATCCCACATAAAGACAATGTTAGGGGGATTTGTGGATTATGCAAGTGTATTTAAGTTAACTAAAATATGGTATCATTAAAGTGTTTACACCATTTATTGACTCGGCAATAGTCAGCACATCTAACATCTTTACCTGCTCTGTGTACTATTAAACAACCTTTACCTTCTTGCATATTTTTTTCTTTTAGATATTCTTTGGCATCATTTAAAGTTGGTAATACCCTTAGTGCAGATTTTCTACCATCTTTCATAACTGCAAAACTATCTTCTTTTCTCCATCTTTCTTTAGGTGAGCAAATATCTGGTTCTTTTATATCTGCTTGTTGATGTAATCTTATTCTTTCTCTAATAAAATGTTCTTGTTCTTCGTTTGACCATAACCTAATAGGTATCTGAACTACTTGTGCTTGGGGGTAGTTATCAGATTTACTAGCTTGTAGTTTAGACCAATCCCTCAATATAGCTATGATATATAATTTATTTATTTTTATATTGACTTTATCTGGATTATGTTTAGCTAAAAAATATAATATATTTAATTGTTCTTCCCATTCATCTTTACCATTTTGCAAAGCATCTAAAGCTGACCAAGCTGAAGTAGTTTTAAAATCAATTAAATCTCCTTCACTTGTTATGTAATCAAATTGTCCAGATAATGTCCACCCATTAGTAATATCATCATCTTTGTAGAATAATCGTATTTCTGCTAAATCGTTTTCTATCTTTGCTCTTTCAATTACATGGTGAACAGATGAACCAAGTAATGCCCATATTCTATCTGCAACATCTTCTTCTATTTCATCTTTATGCTTGATCTCTAAGTGTCTAATTAAAGGGGGTGCTATCAAGCGAGTAGTAGATATATCTGATCCAGAGGGGTCATAAGGATCATTCTCTACTGCCCTCTTGATAGCTAGGGGAAGGTTCATTTTATTCGTAAGTTTCATAATTATTTACCCCATACTTTATAATATTTTCTATAATCTTCTGGCACAAAAATATCTCTGCCATGATGGTCTTTTACTATTGTGCCGAAATGATCTACAATATAACCATCTGCATTAATATACTCTATCATGCCATTATTAAAATGGTACTGTGTCATCTGGATCTATATCACTTTCTCCATGTTCTTTCACATCTTCTTGAGATTGTCCTTCAAGTTCTTTAGACTCTAATATCATGTTTCTGATACCTTCTCTTAATTGATTAAACACAGTAAGTTCACCTTTTTGATATTCCTCAATACTAAACACTAATGATTTATTATACTGAATACCGACTTCATCTTTAGTTGGTAGCACAGTTTGAATTTTTGGTTTACCATTATTACCTTCTATAACATTAATTTGACATACTTTGCCAACAAGGTTGCTTATATCAAAACCTTTTTTTTCATCTTCTGTAAAAGGTCTACCCCTCCAAGAAGTTAAGTCTATGGCAAGATTTGCTTTTTCATACATACTATGATTATAAAATTTACTAATCTCAAAAGGTTCTTCAGCATCTTTGTTGTGGACTTCCCAAGTTATCATAACTTTTCTTTTCCAAGACACTTCACCTTTGTATTCATTTCTTTGTGTACCTAAATCTATAACTCTAATACATCTAGCATTATGAACCCCTGTTGATAGTTGGGGATATTTAGATTGTTGGCTATCATCTTTTATTATTAAACTCATTTTTTCCCTTTTGTTATAATTATCTAATTAATATAAGTTAATTCAAATAATATGTCAACTATATATTGACAAAAGTTAATAAAATTATAATATATGTAGTATGAGTTATGAATTAGCCATAGAAAGAAAACAAGAAGTCATCACTAAATATGGTGGTGGCAAGAATTTATCTCGGTTATTAAAAATATCACACCCTGCTGTATCTAAATGGGAAGTGATCCCACAATTAAGAGCATTTCAGATTGCTAATTTTGGTGATTATACAGTAGATTATATTAGACCAGATTTGAAATTTTAAAAGGGGAGCTGTGAACTCCCCCTTTAATTTATTTAGACCAATGTTAGTCTTTGACTTTACGAAAAGTAAATGTGTGAACTTTATCTACCATTTTATCAAGAGCCAACAAACATCTTTGTTTAGCTTTTTCTTTGGTAGTATCTGTACCCCAAGCACTTATTCTTTTGTCTTTGTCTAAAGCAAAGCATCTGAACATAAACATCACCCCCTTCCTTATGATATTATATCACATCACTTAACCTAAGTCAACAATTATTTATAAGTCAATGTGAGCAAGGGTTTTAGAGCATAGCATTGCCATAGCATTGTTATAGGGTTGCTATTTTTTGCCAATGGCAAATTATAGCCCTTCATCTTCATCTTCATCTTCACCTTCATCTTCATCTGCTATACAAGATATAAGGACACTTACACCTAATTTAAAAAAAAAGTTGACAATGTATTACACTTAACTTACATTAACAACTATGCGAAAATCAATAAACCAAGAACAATCACCTTCATTTCAATTTTATGCTAGTGATTGGATAAGTAGTCCAAACAGATTAAGACTATCATTAGAAGAACAAGGTGCATACATTTTATTGTATTGTTATTGTTGGCAAGGATTTGAAATAGAGAATGATGAAGAAGTATTAAGTAGAATGTGTAATTGTAGAATAGATAAGATAAGAAGTATAATGCCAAACATTATACATTTATTTAAGCAAGTAGAAAAAAATGGTAGAATATATTTACAATGTATTCAAGCAGAAGAAGAAAGAAAAGAACAAGAACTCAACAGAATAAAAAGAAGTAAAGCAGGTAAGTTGGGTGCGAAGATAAGGTGGAAGAACATTAAATGACAATATTATTAATACTTAGTTATATATTATTAGGTCTAATAATTTTTTTATTTGAGAATAGGTAATGCAGTACAGAGATTTTTTATATGCTTTCGGAGAACATCATAGTTTTCAAACCTTTTGTGATAAGGGCAAGAACAAAAGATTAATTAAACAATTACATGGAACAATAGATCAGCACATAGATGAACTTACTGAACTAAATAAAAAAGGTGCAGGTGTATATTTTACAGTAAACCAAACTAATTTAGAGGGCAGAACTACAAAACACATTACAAAAATAAGAGCAGTATTCTGTGATTTTGATGGCACACCTATGCCAGATAAGTTTGATATACCACCACATTTTATTATAAATACGAGTCCTAATAAGTTTCATACTTATTGGCTAGTAGAAGATATGCCATTAGAAAGTTTTACACTTTATCAACAAGCATTAGCAAGTAAGTTTGGTTCAGATAGATCGGTGAAAGATTTACCAAGACTACTGCGTATAGCAGGGTTCTGGCACAATAAAAAGAAACCATATCCTGTCAAGATAGTTAAGCAAAATATTATGACACCATACACAATGGAAGATATTAGAGATGGATTAGGATTACAAAGACCAAAGAAAAAAGTAATAAAATACAACCCAACTAATTTGGTTAGAAATAAAGATTTTGAAGTAAAAGGTGTAGGATTAGGGGGTAGGCATGAATTTCTTGTTAAGATGTTAGTGGCTATGAGAATGAGAGGTGAGTCGTATGAGTATGCAAAAGACCAAGTGTTGACATTTGCCAATAAATGTAATCCTCCAGAAAGTTATAGTGAAGTTATGTTTCAATTAAACGATATATGGAATAGATATGGAACTTAGAGAATACCAAGAGTTTGCAATAGAAAATGTCAAGCAAGAATTTGCTAAAGGGAATAAAAAAGTTTTATTAGTTGCACCTACTGGAAGTGGTAAAACAGTTATTGCTAGTAGAATGATAGAAAAAGCAGAGCAAAAATATAAATCAAGTTTGTTTGTAGCACATAGAAGGGAACTTGTTAAACAATGTTCGGCAAAGCTACATCAATTTGGAATAAATGCAGGTGTAATTATGGCAGGTATAACTGGTGTATGGCATTACAATACACAGATAGCAAGTATTCAAACATTTATATCAAGAAAAGATGATAATGATTTTAAAAAACCTAAAGCTGATTTATTAATTATAGATGAAGCACATAGGTCAACAAGTAAATCATTTAGAAAATTATTAGCAGAATATCCAGATGCTTATGTTGTTGGTTTAACTGCAACCCCTTTAAGAAATGATAGTTCTGGATTAGGTGATATATATGATACATTAGTAGAAGTAAGTGATATTAAAACTTTAACAAGTCAAGGTTTTTTAGTTCCTTGCAAAGTATTTGCACCGACAATACCAGATTTAAAAGGTGTTGCCACAGTAAGAGGTGATTATGATGCAAGAGAATTAGACAAAAGAATGAATCAAGTAAAATTAGTGGGTGATTTAGTAGAGCATTGGATTCAGTTTGCCCTTGATAGACCAACAGTAGTATTTGCTAGTAGTATTGCTCACAGTAAATATATTTGCAAAATATTTAATCAGAATGGTATACCAAGTGGACATATAGATAGTGAGATGCCAGATATAGAAAGAGAAAGACAACTAAAGATGATGCAAGAAGATAAGATAAAAGTGTTATGTAATTGTCAAATACTTACTGAAGGGTGGGATATGCCTAAAATTTCTTGCGTAGTATTAGCAAGACCTACTCGTTCTATGGGGTTATATTTACAAATGGTAGGTAGAAGTTTAAGACCATTTACAAATAAAAAAGATACAATGATTATAGATCACTCTGGTGCAGTATATGAAAATGGTTTTCCAGATGAAAAAAGAGAATGGAAATTAGAGTATAGTAAAGAAGATAAGAAGAAACTAAAAGAACCAAAAGAAATAATTAAGCAACCATTTACCTGCATTAAATGTGATTTTGTTTACAAACCTACAAAAGAAAATCCAGAATGTCCTAATTGTAGTTTTGTGCCAACAAAAAAAGAAGTACAATTATTAATTAAGCAAGGTAGATTACAAGAAGTAAAAAAACCAAAAGAGAATATTAAAACAGAAGATAAGAAAAGTTTTTATGCCCAACTATTGTTTATAGCTAGACAAAAAGGGTATAAAGAGGGGTGGGCAAGTCATACTTTTAGAGAAAAATACAAACATTTTCCCCATTCTAAAATGGTCTTGCCTACACCACCAACACCAGAAGTTTTTAACTTTCTGAAACATCTACAAATAAAAAAAGCAAAAGGAATAAGATTATGAGTGAACCTACTACACAAGATTATATATGGGCAAGTGGTCATTTTTTAGGTAAACACTTACCACCAGATTATGAAGAATGGGAAGAAGAAAAACTTGATAAGTTTCTTACAGATAATGCTTGGGAGTTTTTTGAATATTGTGAACCTAAATTTATATGGGAACAAATAGATTCTTTAGCATGGAGTGTTAATAAATATATGGGAGAAAAAAAATGAGTGAACAAGAATTAGAAAAACGAATGGAAGAAATTAGGCAGATTGGTAATGACTATGCTACTGCCAAAGCTAACCTAAACTATCTTGAACATTATAGAAAGATAAGATTAGCACAAATGATGAAACAGAAAATGGCTAGTTGTAATAATATGAGTGTTGCAAAAGCTGATTTAGAATCAAGAGCAGAAGAAGAATATATTAAACTGTGTCAAGATTTAAAAAATGCAGTAGAACAAGAATCAAAACTTGCTTGGTCTAAAAAAATGGTTGAGTTAAAATTTGAGTTTTGGAAAACCAATCAAATATCGGCTATGAGTGAACGCAAAAAATATGGGTAAAAAGAAACCAACACTCAAAGAACAAAAACATATGGAAAGAGTTGCAAGTATTGGTTGCATAGTTTGTAGAAAATTAGGTTTTTATGATACACCTGCTGAAATTCACCACATAAGAAATAAAACTGGTATGGGAAAAAGGTCAAATCACTATCTTACAATCCCCCTCTGTGCATATCACCACCGAAATTCTAACGAAAGCTACCATTATTCACCTAAAAAATTTGAAAATCGTTTTGGTAGCCAAATGAAGTTGCTACAAGAGGTGTTAGATATTTTAGGTAGTTTGAATCGTTAAGAGTGTTTAATCTTTCTCTGTGTTGCTCTTATAGATTTGATTATCATAGCCACCAAGATTAAATTGTCTTTCAGTTTCTTTTGGGGTTTTTACTTGTTCATCAGCAATTTCTTGCATTGTTTTTTCCCAACAAGGTAAACAAACAGTTGAGTATTTCATACCGATTGCATACATATTATGTTTTTCTATGTCAAAATGCAATTTGCACCGATTACATTGTAAACTTCTATCCTTATTTGATTTTTTGTTCATTTTCTATATAGTTTAATATACTGTGTAAATCTTGCAATAATTCACTAACAATTATTGGTTTGTGTTTGCTTTCCAAATTCATAACAACTTTTTTTAATTGTAATTCTATTTCATTAACCATGTTATCATCTTTTGGTATAGGATCAAGATTATCCATTTCATATTTATTCATCTTCTACAATACTTTCTATTGTTTCATCATGAACATCTGTTGGTCTACCTTCAGTAGGTTCATCAAACCACCCTTCTTGAAATTGTTTTTCTGCTTCTTCTTCTGTGTCAGCTTCTACAAAATATTCAAAAGTTGCAGTTCCATAAGTTGTTATCTTAAAAGTTTTCTTCATCATAATCCTCTATTATTTGTTCTAATGTATCATAACCCATTCTATAACCCAATGATGTAATTTTAGATGCTAAAGTTATTTCACATTTATCTGATTGGTTTGCTAGTGCTTGATTATATTCTTGGATAAGTTTTTTTAATTCTATGTTCATAAAACTAACCATGACAATAATATTTGTATTGATAATACACTTACAAAAAACAATGCTAGTATTTTAATTAAGTTCATTCTGTATCACATGGTTTATCGTTATCTATAATAGTCCATGAAGGATTATTTGGCTGAACATCATAAATCCACCTATCGTTTCTATATATTTCAATAGGTTTAGATAATTGTTTTTGTATTTCCCCAATTTCTTTTACTATGTTAGATTCATCTTTTTTATTGCTATAAAATTCTTTTAATTCTTCTTGCATATTTTTTGGTAAACTATCCCAATATGAATTTACAATTACATCTAATGTATTATAACTAGAATCTAAATTACTCAAATAATCATCTATAATTTTATCTAATCGTTTAATTATGTTTAACATTTTACACCTCTATTCTAATCTTTCATTAATAACATCAGTTAAATGTTCCATTAAATCAATTAACTGCTCATAAGTCCAAATATCTCTAATTAAATACTTGGTTCTCATTGTAGTTTTTTCATATGGCTTTACTTCTACCAATGAATTGTAATTAAATTGCTTATGTAGTTTTTCATTGTGTTCAAAACCATTACCAATTTCTTCTTTAGTTTTATAATGTTTCATCTTTGCACCCCTTTTTTCTGCTTTGTTTTTATTCATAATAACTTAACTTTACTTAACTATTGTTTATGTGTCAAATACTTTTTTATTTTATGCAAAAAAAAACCCTCACTAATTAGCAAGGGTTCTTTTAGGAAGGAACTTTTATATATTATTTTTGTTTTTGTTCTTCAATATGAAAAGTATTATATAAAGACCAGAAACTATTATTTAATTCCCTTATTTGTGATAAGTCAAGATCTTGAACTTCATTAATAGAGCAAGTTACATCTTGCAAGTTATCAAATACCTTTTGTATAGTGTCTATCATTTTTGGAGTTAAACAATTCCCACATTTTTTTATATTAATTTTTCTTACTGTATAATCAGACATTATTCCCCCTTTACTGAATTTTTAACCATTAATAATATATTATATAAAAAGGTTGTTGCACTTATTATATATATAAAAAATACACTAATTAATTGCCTATCTGATAATAAATCAGATTTATACTGCATTAAAAGAAAAAGAATAAGTGAGATAATCCCACTTATTCCTATTATAATTGATTGTTTATATAATTTATTCATTAAAACCCCTTGTTAAAAGTTTTCTATTAAAAAGTTTTCTATTGTTTTATAATTTGCTCTATCTTTTAAAAGTTTTATCAATTCTTCATTTTCCAAAGCAATTCCCACATCAATTAAATATTTGCCACATAAAGCATAAAAATCAAATTTAGTCATTATCCCCCCTTATTTAAGTTAGTTAATATATAAATACCTTCTTTTATTTTCTTTTCAGTATCTTTCTTTTTCTCACCTAAAAATATATTTCTATATTTTGAAGTGGTGGTTGAGTAATCCCAGAAATAAGAATCAAGATATATTTTATTATTTAATGTATCTTTCTTGACTATAATTGATTTATAACTCTGAAAATACCATATATCATCATCATATATAATAAATTGATTGGCAATTTTGTTGCCATTGTTTGAAGTCATATTTTGAACCTTCATTTTTAACCCCTTCTTTTGTTTCTGATTTCATGCTTAATTGCAATCATCAGTTGGACAAGTAGCCCAATATCAGAAATAAGGGGGAATAAATCCCCCCTATATTTATTTATTAACCGATTATTTACCCCCTTTAAAATAAAATTTTAATAGTTTAAGTTTACCTTTAATTGAATAATCATTTAATGGTAAATATTCATTATTAGAAGTATAATATTTTAATTCATCTTTATTCAAAAAGTTTTTAGGATAACCTAAAATATTAATTATTATTTTTAATATAACATTCATTATTTCCCCCCATTTAAAGTATTATTTAAAAAAGCCAAAGTAAAAAGTAAAACACCAAATAAAAAACCAACTGAAAATAAGCCAATTATTATCTGTTGAGTTAAATGTAAAACCATAAAACCCCCATTTACTTCAGCAACCATTATATAAAATAGATATAGGCAGAATGAACAACCTAATATCATAAACAATGCAAATAAATTATATAATCTAAACATTACTACCCCCTATTCCAATGATTCATAATAATTTGATTAATTACATAATTACTTATTTTTTTATTAGGTGTAGAAAACCACCAATAAATGTCTTGCAATTCAAATACCCATTGTTTAAATTCTGCAAGATTAGAAAAATTATCAATACATTCTACAACTTTAGAATTAATAAAAGAATAGTTTTCTAATCTATAAGTTAAAGATTTATATGTCATTATTTACCCCCATTTATAAATTTTAAGCCATATTGATAAAAATCTTTTTGCATATCAAATGTAGCTTGATGATGAACAACAACTTTGCTATACCAAACAGCTCTAACAGTATATTCTTCAATAGACATACAATTTTTGCTTTGGTTGTTAGGTGTTTCATTATGATTTTTATTTAAAGAAACAACCATTTTTCCATAAAAATTTAAAATATCTTTATCAAATTGTTTAAAAAATTTATCCATTATTTACCCCCCTATGTTTAAATTTAATTCTTTTGCTAAAAAAATATCAGCTTTTGTTTTTAATGGTAACATTAGTTTTTCATGAAAGTATAAATTGTTTAATATTTCCATTTGAGCATTAAACATTGTATCTAATAATATTTGATTATCCATAAGTACCTTCCTTAAATTAAGATTAATATTATTAACATAAGTTAATTATATACATATTTAACCAAAGTTTACAAGTATTATTTTAACTATATGCTATAATTTATTAATAAATTGGTGAAACTATGCAGAAATCAAGACTTTCAGAAAAAGAAGAAAAATTTATTAACTATATATTACAAGGGTTAAAAACACCTGACGCAGTTCGAAAAGCTTATCCAGAATGCAAATATCCTAGTCAATATGGTTACCAACTATTAAGAAAGAATTATATAAAGGATCAGATTCAACAAAGAAACTTCCAACAACTAGAATCTGGGGTAAGTATTGCAATTAATAAGCTAATAGAATTGGTGAATGATAAGAAAGCACCAAAGAGTGTTCAATTATCTGCAAGTTGTCAATTACTAGATAGAAACAATTATTCAGGTACAAGTAAAAGCGAGATAATAAACAAAATAGAAAATCTCAGCGAGGAACAGCTTCAGATAGAACTGACTAATATATTAAATCAGTTGGGTATTAATAAAGAATCAATAACACATTAAATAGATGATAACATATATAATAGTATCAATAGCATTACATATTATCTTTTAATCTTGTGAGAACTAAAATAATGGATCTCTTCCCACACACACCACCTATGGTCAAATTTAATTAAAAATGTCTACAATGCACAGAAATAAAGGGTTTCAGGTAAAAAAAATGACCCCCTACCCCCCAAAATGCCAA